TGCAGTTTTTTCATTGAAACCAAATGCCTTAGTGTCTAGCTCCATTTGTTCTTCAAACGCTTTAAGTATTTCTGCATCTGTTTTCTTTTTGTCTGCTGCTGCCTTAGCTACCTCTTCGTTTTTGGTGGCAGCATCTGCACTACCTTGGCCTTTCTTTTCGCCTGCATCACCAGCCTGTTCAGTCTCTCTAAGTTTATTAGTAGCTCTTTGAATAGAGTCCCCGATGGCTGTAATTGTATCTCCCAAGAGTGGAACAGCAGATCCTAGTTTTGAAATCATTTTTCCTATAAACCCTGCTAAATCAAGGAATGTATTTTTTAAAAATGATACTACTTTATCAAAGTCTGTAAACAACAGAACAATACCACCTACTACAGCCGCGATAGCTAGGAACGGTGCAGATATAGGGAGTGTGGCTAATAGCAATCCTCCAAATGCGGTTATCAATGGCAGGACTGCTGTGATTGCCATAAGTGTAAATTTAATAGTTAAAACCCCAATTGCTATGCCGAGCCCGACTAAGGCTACATCTTTAAATTTGATTATTTCAGGTATTAGAGTTTTTGTAATATATTCTTTAAACTCAGCAAACTTTTCTTTAACCGTTGCTACAATGCCCGTCATTCCCCCAAACTCAAGGTATAATCTCATCCCCGTTATAACTAGAGATTCAACTGCCTCTTTCAGATTAGTTGCAATTATTGAAGCTACATTTTTAATTATTGGGAAGAACTCTGAGAATGCTTCTTGAAGTGGCAGCAAGATCTCATCCTTCATAACCGAAAGCTGATTTCCGAAGTCTGCCGTCTGTTCACCTTCTACCTTTACCCTTTGGCCGAAGGCATCTTGAATTGTTGTTAGATGTATAGCAGACTTACCAAATGTATCAGCGGCGACACCAACTTTGTAGTATCCCTGACTTGCATCACCAACCACACTTTTAAAATTATCAGAAGCCGTTGCGATTGCATTCTTGAGAATCATCTGAGCTTCTTCTTGAGACTTAGCCGCTGCTAATTGTTCCCGAACTCCACCGATACCTAGCTTGGTTAGATTCTCGTAACCCTCCATGCTGGTATCCATGATCATCTTCATAACATTGTTGAGAGGTCCTGACATCGCGGGGCCTAACTCAGCCTGTAATCCAGCCACAGCGGCGTTTACCTCAGCACCCATACCCGCCAGTTTCTGAGCAGGGAAGGATTCAGCCATCATATTGATGGCTCCCACTAAGTTATCCGTGCTGATCTGAAACTCAGCACCCATCTCAACCATGTCACTAGCCAACTTATTCGTAGCTTCCCGACTAAGGCCCATAGTCATTTCCATTTTGGCAAAAGCGGCAGCAGTCTGCGCTGAAGCTGTGCCCGTTAGCCTTTGCTGGTTAATTAGTCTGCCAATCCCTGCTGTGTTCCCCTGTAGACCCGCCTCAAGGCCAGCAATCGCCCCTGCGAACCTCTCATTCAGATCTCCGCGCAGGCCCCTCATCTGGCCCCCTAACTGATCACTCGCCTGTCCAAAGGACATACCTAGAGCAAGCGAGGACTTCTCCGCTCTCTGGGCAAAACTAAAAGCAGATTCGATAGAGCCCTTTAGAGCATCCATAGACTTTGTTAGTCCTGCGAGTGCAATGTCACTTATCATTATTTTTCCTCATCTGGATTTATTTTATTAATTTTGCGAAGAGGTCCAAATATATTTTTCATAATATATGTCCTGTATCCGTCCTCAGGAAGTTCGCTATTGTTATATAGCGTTTCAAGAGAATCTGGAGAATAAGAGCCGTTTGGAGGGACTTTAAACCCTGTAAGAAGCTGGTTGCCCGTCTTAGCATCCTTGGTTATTGGCTCAGTCAATAATAGGATTCTAAAGTCCCTACTCCCCCTACCACTGCCTAACTTATACCTAAAGAATAAAATATCTCCTGGACCCCCACATGAGTCGCTCTTAGGGACCATGGCTATCCTTATACCATCATTAACTCCTACCTGGGTAAGAAAACTCTTGATTTCTTTTGAAAAACCTCTCATAGCTCTATATTATATATAAACATTACCCTAATCATGAGTTATAATCTAGATGTAGATATTATTGATTTTCTTGATCTTATAAATGAGACACTTAGCTATTCTTTTGTTGAAAAGTGGAGACATAAGTATAGTGAAAAATTTATTAAGCACTTTCAGTTCAAGGTTCTTGATGGTATGAATAAACAGAAGCCTATTAAACTAGAAATGCTTTATAACTATTTAACTAAGAAGTGTAACTACTCATCTGATCAGGTACATAACTTCTTTGTTTCTATTAATATAAGTATCTACTCTCCGTTTATTTACGGGACTTATCCAAAGCCTTCTTAGCCTTCAATTGCTCGATCTTGGAAGAGCAAGCTTGATCGGTGTTGAACTCTGGGCAACAGGACTTGTAGGCACACCAGTTACAGAAATCATTACGAGAAGGCTTCATGTCCTCTTTCTTGCTCTTGCGGATCTTCCAGACCTCATCAACGATCTTGCGAGCATGGGCTGTAATCTGAGGGGTAGAGTATTGAACGTGTACGAAATTGTTAGTTAGTGGGTAGTAGTGTGCTGCGATAATCTTAGAGTAAGGCACATCGTATAGTTTGCTGATGGCGTACACATACCCTTTGAGTTGGGAATCTTGGTAAAGCTCGACCTTGCTTTTCTCACGCTTGGATGTCTTGTAGTCGATTACCAGATAACCACCGTCCTTACCTTTGATTACACGGTCAATTACTCCGTTCAAGGTAATGTCATCTTTTACAGGAACTTCGAATACAAGCTCACAGGCGACGGTATCCTCCAATTGTCCATTGAACTTCAGAAAATTCTGGATACACTTTAAATCCTTGCCGTCGTACTTCTCTGATACCTTGTATGTGCCCTTCACTTCCTCAGCGATCTGGACAAGCTCCTCTTGAGTTTTGGCGTTCACACCGTCCTCAAGTATCTTGTGGATATATGATCCAAAGTGAAGAGCGTCTGTGTTGGACTCCTCTGGCTCAGGTAGCCGATCAACATAACGGTAACGATATTTCAGCTTACACTGCTTGAAAGTTTGATACTTAGATTCGGAAATAGTTTTTATGTACATTATAGCACCTCAGTTTATTAGAGACTACATTACCCAAAATTTTTCTGACAAAGGTAGGTTATCTTCCAACGGTCGGGAATTCATCATGGAGTCACTCTTTGTCAGGAATGATTGGAAGAGGCACATGAGCGTCAATGTAGATAGTGGTTTGTGGCAGTGTTTCAAGACTGGGCGCTCAGGTAATTTCACCAGATTGTACTCCGAGGCTGAGGATATCCCCTACTTCCGTGCTTATAGGGATCTGATGATCAGGAACTTTGAGTTCATTGGTGAGGACATCCCAGAGCAAATCAAGGAGGAGCGTCAGCTTGAGTTGGACACTAGCAAGCTCATTCCTCTAAACATTGAATCGGGGCACTCTGACGATCCCGATGTCTTGCGGGCATGGAGCCTACTGTTTGAGAGAAAACTTTTCTCTGTAGAAGATCCTCCTGCTGCTGAATACTACCTATGCATGGATGGGCGGTTCCGCAACAGAATTATTATCCCATTTAGTAAAGACGGGGTTGTATACTACTTCCAAGGTCGAGCCTTAGGCGATCAGCAACCAAAGTATTTGAACCCCTTAATTGATTCTGCCCCACACACATCAGAGGTTCTGTATCCATACAACGAAGATGAAGATTATGTAGTCGTGTGTGAAGGTCCTCTAGATGCCAAGTCTCTACAGCTTCAAGGCGTGAATGCCACAGCCACCATGAAGAATTACGTCAGCGACCGCCAAGCTGAGATTCTATCAACTTTCGATGGCAGGATCATCCTAGGATTTGATAACGACTCCGCAGGGGCTAGAGGGTGCCACAGGTTCGATAAGCGCCGTCGTGAGAGGCTTATGGATGATTTCTATGTTTGTCCCCCACCTAATGGGTGTAAGGATTGGAATGAGGCTCATGTAAAAGGAGAGAGCCTTCACTCCTGGGTTATGAATGAAAGCTCCCTCTATAATTTTGAATACAAAATGATAAATGAAATTAACTTATTGTAAAGTAATAGGGTGGTGATAGGATAGTTTCATTTAGTAGAGTGTATTTCACAATAGCCCTGTAGGTTCCTGTCAAACCCCCGAAGTCTGCCACATTGGCATGGGTAGCTAGATTTGTGGTATCGAAGTTCAAAATCATAGTGTTATCTGAGGTAACGTCGATCAAAGCACTAGTGTCAGAGAATCCAGAGACAGTAACGTGAGCAGGCAGAGTTGTTGAATCTTCGTTCACCTTTTCGATCTTCATCATCGCATTTGTAATGGCTGAATCTTTGAAGATATTTTTTACACTCTGGTCGATGTCTTTGTTTTGAATTGTAATCTCAGTTGTTACTTTTAGATCTTCGATTGAGCTTAGAACTATGTTTCTATTGATTAGTTTGTTTCTGCTGGCTAGGAGGAGGGGTTGTGTGATGCTGAAGAACGTGTCATCATACAGATGAAAATCATTGATTATCGTTTGATAGAGCGAGCCTTGAGCAAACTGAATAGTCCAACAATCAATATAATCATTTACAGCACTAGCAGTGTTTTCAACTGTGAGAGATGATCCATGAAAATCATAGACTCCTGATGTGGTTTGCGTCCCATCAAGAATCACCATGTACTCACCTTTGCTTACCCGATAAACTCCGCTGGTAGCTCTAATATCAGTTCCTGGATTATATCCACTTGGATCCTGGCCCGCTGTGCCATCATCATCCCCAGATGGAGTAAAGTGCATCTTAATGATTGATGCTGGGACGGAATTAGAGATTAGGTTGTCACTACCAAGAACGGTGCTTGGAGTAAAGTTTGATGCTTTTTGGAAAATAGTTACACCACTAATATCATAGGGATCGTAATATTCTCCATCATTAATAAAGAATGCACGCAACGCGACCTTCTGAATTACAGTTGGTCTGTTGTGCCTATCAACTACTGTTACTCCGTTTAATTGCATCTTGTTCTCGCTCCAGCTCCTCTCTTAGGAGTTTTAGAAATACTGTTCTTTCTGTACGAGTCATCTCCTTCACATCGGAATATGTGAAATTGGCTCGTTTTACAAGTATATAGGCTTCTAGAAGAAGATTATCTACATCAATTACTTCTTCTAGTTCACATCGAAAAAATTTGAGTTGATTGGCAGATCTACGACCGTCACCCCTCCACAGCTATTGCACTCAAATTTAACCTTTGTATCTACTCCGTAATCAGTCTTGATAGCATTCAGGATGGTTCTGACATCTCTTAGAGGCAGCTTATCAACGACTGGAGCGATGATTGATTTGTCGGTATGCCCATCAATCTCCACCACAAATCTCCAAATCTGATCAAGGGCTGCCTGTGTATCCATCATCATCCTCTCATCGCGAACTCTAGGAAGACGTACCTTGGCTTCCTTTTTGATGGTTGGAAGCATGACAGTGATGGGGTCTTCAAAATCATCAGGAACAGGGTTAACATTTAGTTGAGATAGTTTGACGGTGGTTGGATTCTCAGCCTTACAGTGAGAACACACCAACAAAGTGTTGTAGTCATCACCATAGGAGATTTCTCTTAGTTTCATGATAAGGTAAAGCTTATCCATGGAAAGAAGATCTGGAATCTTGATGTTGGTCGTACACCTTTGTAGAATCAGGTTTACTGGGTCATCACCCTTTCCAGCACTAACCAAAGCCTTTTCATCCTCAAAGGTCATAGGGCGAATGGTGATTGGAGCCCCTGGGTCCTCCAAGTTATAGACCCTACATTCAGAGGGTAACTCCACTTCCACAGCGGTATCTGTGGGAAGCTCTTTTAAAATTTCATCAATGACTGCCTGCTTGGCTTCGTCGTTAACTGGTTGGTTTAGCATAATTCAACTCCTGTAGGCATAATTCCTAATCTATAATAGTGTAATGAAGATCCATGTCGATACAATAAATTCTCGTATAGAAACCGACAATCCCGAGCTTCTAAAAGCATTATACGAGCTTTACTCATTCAATGTTCCTGGTGCCAGATATTCGCCTGCGTACAAGCGGAGACAGTGGGATGGTAAAACTTATTTTATTTCTAAGACTGGTGTGTTTAAGACTGGCCTATTATCTAGGTTACTTGCGGACTTAAAGAAGATTGATTGTGACCCTGAGATAATTTTGAATCATCCCCATGTTCCTGGAATACAAAAAGTAGACTACACAATACCAGGATTTACTTATTACAATTACCAGGAAGAGCTTATCGCCCGTGGTTTAGATAAGATGAGAGGTGTTATCAAGTCTCCAACTGGCTCAGGAAAAACTTTGATCATGGCTGGCTTGGTCAAAGCCCTAGAGGGCAAAAAGATGGTGATCTTGTTCAATGCGAAGCAGCTACTGACGCAGACATATGATTTTCTTACCAAGGCTTGTGGGTTTGATAATATCGGATTGTGTTACGGTGAGGGTTTTGTTAGTGGGGATATTATGTTATGTACTGTACAAAGCATCGAAAGAATATTAGACACACACCTAACTGAAGCTGAAGTGCTTATGGTTGACGAGTGCCATGAGTTCGCTAATGGAAAGACCACCCTGACAGCCATCAGGAGCTTCCCTAACGCCGTGTACCGCTTCGGATTCACCGCTACGCCTCCTAGTGACAAGATCCCTCGATACAACCTTGAAGGCGCTCTAGGGAGCGTCCTGGAGACCGTAGCGACCGCCGACCTAGTAGATGAAGGCAAACTCACAAAACCAATCATACAACTCATTGACAGGCCCTACGAGGCTAGTGGAGTCGATGAGGATATGGGGTTCCTCGATGTTTATGATGATTACATTGTAAACAACGAACCCAGAAACGAAATAATAAAAGAAATTGTAAATGACATCAGAAGAAGAAACAAAAGAGCCCGTATCCTTATTCTTACCAAATCACTTGATCATGGAAGGACCCTGGAGGAAATGGTTGGAGGATCCGTTGAGTTCTTGGAAGGGGCTAATTCCATCGGAGAACGGTATGACTGTATATCTAGATTCAGAGGATGCTCAGAGTCTAGTGTTCTTATTGGAACAAAAATTCTGCAAACAGGAGTAAATATTGAGGAGATCACCCACTTCATAAATGCGAGGGGTATGAAATCTGAAATTGCTACTTTGCAAGCACTTGGTCGAGCATTAAGACGGCATGATAGCAAAGACGTAGTATATATCTATGATTTTCTCGATAAAGAGAAGTATCTATCTGATCACTCTGTAGCACGCAGACGACACTACGAAAAAGAGGGCCATACGGTAAAAATTCTATGATTAAGATAGAAGATGATTTTTTTGGTGGCGATTCTACTTTAGATGACCTTTACAGCTTTTTTCATTACGCTGGATCCTGGCAGTTTGATTTATTCAGCGACAAGTATGTTTGGGGTAAGAAACACAAGGATAAAACAGAAGCTGATATCTGTAAGATTATTAGGTCATTAGCTAAAGTAGATCCAGGATTTACAGGCAAAGGTTACGAGGTTTGGGTTAACGTCTTAGATCACAACAATAACTACCTGCATCATCATATTAGCAACGAAGAGGATGTAGAGGATTTTGAACCTGCCAAAAAGACAGCCGTTCTATTTCTTGGAGGGGACGACATCGAGGGAGGCGAGCTTGTGATAGACACAGAAGAGTATCAACCTGATTATTTTTTTGAGGAAGACATTTACAAACTAGCTGAAAGATCTAGAGCGGATAAGTGGCTCAAAATTGAATACAAGCCTAGCCGCTTAGTAATCTTTGAAGGAAACCACGCCCACGGGGTCCTACCCATCCGAAATATGAAATCAGGGTCTTCAAGAATCAGCCTAATGATTAGCTGTTGGGACAAAAAAACAGAGGTACAAAAATGAAAACCAGAGAATCTATAGAAAAACAGATATTCTCAATATCTGAAGACGATAGAAAGACAATCACTTCCGTGTTAGAAGAAATCAAAATGGCGACGGAAACAAGAGTTGTTAACGAAGAGTTAATACACAAGTTGGAAAATATAATTACAACTCTAGAAAATCTAAAAGACAGTTACATGTGGAGGCTGCTAAGAGCGGCCAAGCAAAACCATATGTTAGATTAATTTTCTAGTTTTGGAATTATAATTTCTGGGTTTTCCATTTTTAAACGTAAACCCCAATTTTCCATATCCCTAGTGGTCCATTGATCTTGTAGTTTGGACTCCAATACGTCTAACTTATAATTAATATTATTAAGTTGAGTGCTAATCCAAACAACCCCACCACAAATGGCAATCACCATACTGATGGGCATAAGTGTCTCTTTACCTATAGTAATCTTTTTTTCTGGGTGAGGTGTAGTTTCAGGCATAGTATTTATCCTATTCTTCGTATTAGTAGGTTAGAACCTTTTGCAATTATATGCTGTGCCGCCGCAGTTAAAGTAACTTTAATTTCTTGTCCAACATTTAAAAATTTTACAAATTGAAGTTTTGATAACATATAATGTGGAGCGGAGATTCCAACAATGGTGTCCCCTGTTTGCGCGATATCAACGCCATCAATTTGTACACCAAACACAACGTCAATTTCCCCGAGGGATGAGATGTTCATCATAGCCTGGATTTCATAAACTCCTGTAGAGGATACTACTGTTCTGGCATATGCTGAGTTGTCATAAAAGGCATCAATTGTTCCAGACAAATAAGAATCTGGCGTCGAGGAGATCGTGTACATTGGAGTTGCTCCTAATCCAAGTTCATTAGATCCGTTTCTAACTGTACCGTTGGTAGAAGTTTCGTAGTAGATAAATGGTGCTCCTCCGTTGACAACATAAATATCACCCGCCCCTGTACCTATACCAGATCCGTTTACAGCAAACCTATCTGTACTTGTAGCCTTGTAGCCTCTATCCAATTGAGAAAAAGCCGCTCCACGCACTTTTAATTCACTCTCTACTACCTGAGTTTCAGCACTAGCTGTGGTAAAATCCCCTGTTCCTGCCTTGACAGAACGAATACTGGATATATCAAAAGTGCCAGTTCCTGATAAGAAGCCGTCTTGGGTATCAATCAAGAGTTGAGGAGTACCGCTATCATTGGTAAATTGGAATCCTCCATCTACTGTTATTGTAATCTTTCCAGGTGGCTCATTTTCCCCTACTGCCACAAAACCGCCAGCGGGCTTCGCAATATATGGAAGATAGTTAAACCTACCTAATTCTTCAGAGTATACAGGGATGGCTCCATCAAAAATAGTAACACCTGAGGTATCCCCATCACCAAAACCAGAAATGGCTACTGAAGAGAGAGTTTTTGTAGGGGCGTTAGGTACAAAACCGAAACCACTAGCTATGCCAGAAGTTACTGCCCAAGCGTCTCTGTTAGCTTGAACGTCCTCGTAGTTACTATTCCAATATGCGTTAGCACTAGTAGCGACTCCCACTGCTGTAGCATTCCATATAGGGTGAGCACTCGAATTTACACCTTGATAAGTAAGATTCCAAATATTGGAACTAGTATTTACATCTTCATAGGTTTTATTCCAGTATGTATTAGTGCTTAAATCTATAGCATCAGCCCGACTATCCAAAGTAGCAGTAGACGTTTCTACATCACCTGAAAAAACAAATAGTCTATCAGAAGAAGCATTTAGAGCAACGACACTACCATCAAGAGTAGCAGTAGACGTTTCTACATCACCTGAAAAAACAAATAGTCTATCAGAAGAAGCATTTAGGGCAACGACACTACCATCAAGAATGGCTGTTGAAGAATCTACTAATCCTGATAAGTTTCTAGCAGATGTTTCTAAATCATCAGTGTAACCAGACAAGTATGTGGTAGAGGCTTGAATGTCACCTGAAAAGACTCTAAATCCAACTGAAGCTTCAACCAAGTCACCTGAAGTATTTAGAACAGTAGCTGAAACAGATTCAATATCAGCTCTAGTACCCGCATCAAGTCCTAACCCCCAAGAGGATGAGTTATCATATACTGTAGAAGATACTTCAGAAACTCCAGAAACAGCCTGTCTTACAGAGTCAGGTAATACGCCTGAAGAAATAGTGTCGCCCTCACTGAGGGCTAATAAATTGGTAGGCTGGTCTGCCTCATTAGTTTGAACGACGACAATCGCGCTGTATTCAGTCATTATACTCCCCCACTCATAACCGTTGCATCAGCAAAGTTTAAACTAGTATTTCCTGTCACACTTGTAACGCCACTCTCTAAAACTGCTTCTACATAAGTTGATAGGGTGGCATCAGCATTTACTACAGCAATTAGAACTTCAAGTGTGCTTCTAATTTTTGTTGTTCCTACTTGTGTTCCTGTGGAGTCCCATAGCTTGAAATACCAGCTACCTCCACCAAAACCTAAGGTTGTTCTATATCCGTTTCCTGCACGAAATCTTAAATTTTGAACTCCTACAAAAGTAACTCCACGATCTCCACCAGAAGTGCGGTAGGTAGATCTAGAGTATCTTCTAGATCTACCTCGCTTTCCTGGTCTACCTATCGTAAGGTTATTTTGTATTTGTAATGCCATTACGATCCTTTTGGACGATCATTAAATCTCATTGGATTAATGAATCTAATATTACCATATGTTATAACATAGGTTATTGAGTCCGCGGCAGCATTAAATATTTGAATTTCTGAAACTTTATCTTGATCATCTAAAAATATTTCTACAGGACTAACCCCTTCAGCTTGACCAGCAACACCACAAAAACCACTTGCAGTAGGAGTTACAGTGACAGGAGATACACTAGGCGTTGTTAATCCATCAACTCCTGAAAGAAACACTATAAAATCTGGGATTGCCGTTGTAATAGGTGTCCCATAAGTATTAACCCTGATATAGTTACATTCTAATAAAGTGTCAGAAGTGTCTCTTAATTCTATAGCTGATGTTCCTAAAGCACTAATAACTACTGCCTTCGTGTAGGGTCTTAAAGTGGTATGTGTCATTCTTCATCCTCCTCTGGCTTATCCATTCCAAGTTCAGCAGCGATGTCAGCTACCATGTTTTCCAAGTCAGCTAGATCGTTGACTACATCATCTTGAGCTTGTGGCTCTGGTGCTTCTGCTGGTGCTTCCTCAGGAGCAGCTTCTGGGGCAGGCTCAGGGGCTGGCTCCTCTGCTGGAGGCTCAGGGACTGTTTCCTCAGGAGGTGCTTCTTGGGCCTCCTCCTCGGGAGCTAGGTTTTCATCGCTTGGATACTCCTGATCCATGACCTTCTGCTTGAGAGTCATAACCAGATCCTGGATGTCGATCAAGTCCTTACTTACTCTTTTGAAGTTTATTTTAGGTAGATCTGAAGTCTCAGCTTCCTCAAGAACGCAGTCGTATCCGACTGATACAAATATTTCCATAAGGAAGTCGTTTACATCAATGCACTCGACACCAGACTTGTTCTTCAAGCACTGAGCCATCTCAGACAAGACTTCCTTCAGTACAGATCCCTTTGGAGCCAATCTTGAAAGAGCTTCAAAGATAACAACTTGAGTGTTAGCTAGGCTCTTGAAAGATGCTGGGCTTTGTAGATTTTGAATGTTCACTCCGTACTTTTCATTGATTGTATCAATAAAGAGTTCTTTCACATCCTTCTTATATTCAAAGATCCTTGATGCGTAGCTTTGGATGTCCTTCTCAGATACACCGATACCATCAGCGTTTGCAAGGCAGTTTGTGAAAGTATTGAAGAGGCTTCTCTTGGAAGCAAGTGAGAGATAAGGAACTTCCTTCAGGGCCTCAGACAAAGCCCCAACAACGGCCTCGTCACTTTCAAAAATCATACTCGCAAGTTTTCTAATTGATGTGTTATCAGCCCATACAGTGTCAAAGCTTTTCTTTGATTCGAGTAGTTCACGCTTAACAAGCTCTTGTCTACAAATCATTTCGTAGATAGACTCGTTAACACCATTCTTCAAGGTATATGAACGGTTCTCCTCAAGCTCCTCAAGAGTTAGCCAAGGGAAGTTAAAAGCGTTTGAAACTGCGTTAGAGAGGTTAACAGCATTGCGAACCTCTGGAACTGAAGTAACTTTTTCAATGTTTTCTCTTAGGAAGTCCTGAAGCTGAGGAGTAACTTCCATAAGCTTTTGGAACTGATCAGACTCAAGAATCTGCTCTACTTGAGAAAGCTTTTCACTTTGCTCTATTAGTCTGTTTTGAATAGAGGAAAGCTTTAAACGATTCTCCCAGAGTGAAAGAACATCATCAAATGAGCTATCGGCTGTAGCATACTCTCCGTAATGCACACTTTCGACAAATGAGTGAATCTTCTCATTAACAAAGTTATCAAACTCTTCACCATTCTGGAATACAGAAGAGTCTCGAACTTTGATGTTGTCGATACCGATGTCTTCTCCAATGACATACTTTCCGCTGATAACCTTTCCGCTATTAGTGACATAGGATACTTCAGAATTGGCACTGTCAATTGAGAAAAGACTGACGTTCTCTCTCAGTGATCTACCAATGCAGTCACCCAGCTTTACTAGGTGTGTGATTGTTTTATCTCTCTCTTCGAATAAATTAGAAAACATTTTTATCTCCGTTATGTGGCCCCGAATTATATAGATTCTTCGGAGTTAGTGATTTTTGCTTTTTGCTGTTGTTTTTCTACAATTCGTTGTAGCACTTCTTTGGCTTTTTCATCAATTGCAGTGTCAGCCACAAATTTGAGTGCATACTCTACACTCTCATTGGCTGTAGGTGGTACGTTTTCAGCAGGCTCTTGTCCACCCGCCTCTCCTGGCCCAGGCCCCGCACCCATGGCTTGCTGATCCTGTTGTTCCTGTTGTTGTTCGCTCTCTATCTCCGATTTCATTCTACGAACTTCATCATCGGTCATATCGTAGAACTCGCGGTAGATGCTCTCTTTTGAGAACAGGTTGAGACCTTGGACAGCCTGGATAACTCTAGTCTTCTGCTCATCAACATCAAGCTTGCGCTTTTCTGACATATCAGAAGGCTCAGGTAATTTAATTTTTAGATTTTTGATTACAGAAGCAGGGAACCCTCGTAATTGAAGGTGTCTCTTTGCCATGTTTTCCAACCCAGTTTCAACATCAATCTGGACTCGCTGAATAGTTCTGGCGAACTTAACATCAAGCTGAGATAGGTTGGCTTTTCTTTCTGGTGATTGATCCTTTTCTACAATGTAGTCTTTTGGAATCTTCAAACCAGCAAGTAGCTTGTCTCTGTAGTATCGAACGTCTTCGATCTCACCAAGGTTAGTAGCTCCAGGTAGAGTTTCGATCTTGGTGCCTCTACCATTTTTAGTTGGAACGAAGAAGTCCTCGTCCATTGACATTGGGTTGTATCTTGAGTCCACTGTGCCCTTTGGGCTGTTGTAGAACTTTTCTTTCTTAAACTTCTGCTTAAGACGCTCAATAAACATCTCAGCCTTGGAGGTTGGAAGGTTGCCTGTGTCTACATAAAAGATTCTACGCTCAGGAGCACGCGACAAACGGTAAATCATCATCGCGTCTTCCATCATCTTCAGTGATCGGAATACTCTGTGGCAGAGGGCTGCAATTGATTTACCATAGGGATAGAAGATTGGATCTGAGGTGTGTAGACGGAAGTGGACAATTTGATTTTTATCAAGCTCAATGTACTTGACAGGACGATTTACATTAGATTGACCAACTTCAGCGTACTGGAGAGACTCCATGTTAGGGATCTCTTGGAGGAACTTCTTTAGATAACCAAACTCGTTTTCAACACGAAGAATCCAGTTTGGGTTAAGAATCTTGATCTTCTTTACGCCTTCCTGTGGCTTGTTAACATCTAGGATAAGTTCAGTAAAGCAATCCCCGTATTTTACAGTATTTCTGATAATATCCCAAAGAAGCTTGTCTAATCGGATGGTGCCGAAAAAAGTTTCTACTTCATCAACTACCATATCATTATCAGACTTCACAGTCCACCGCTCACCCCTTAGACCCCGCTGAGTAGAATCATCAGCATAAATATCAAAAGCAGCACCAATCTCTGGGTACTCGTCCATCTCTTCGTAGTCTTTGTATCTACGCCTACGGTTGAGTTCTAGCTGAGGAAGGATTGGATTTCTGCTCACCCCACCCACGGCAGGAGCGCCATCTACAGGCTCATCCTTGATAACCTCAGTTGAGATAATCGTGTCTCCAGTCTCAGGAGTAACTTTACTATCAATGGCAGCAGCAGCGGGAACTTGCGCTTTTGTGGCAAAGAACTTAGCAAAGAACTTTCCTATTGGTCCTGTTGGTGTATAATAAGAACCAGCCCTGTTTTCAGTTCCACCAAAGTTGGTGTAACCACTTTCTTCAATATTGTCCTCTACTTTATCAGCCATTTATAATCTTCCTCGGTTATTTGTCCAAACCCGTTTTTCACTGTGTGTTTGTACATTTTTGAAGGGAGGGGTAAACTCTCATCATTATTTAGTCTAGTTGCAAACTCCATGGGGGTGGAATCGAGCAAGTTTTTGTAGGTATGGACTGCCAGGGCTAAACTCATGACCAAATCATCGTGATGATTTTTCTCAGCCTGAGGCTTGCCGTTATCTGAAATAATGAACGTCATTAACTCATCGTAGGTTCTTGTTGAGTTAATTTTGATCATATCAGTCCTAAGAGCCTCTTCTAGTTCAGCCAGAATACTTTCTCTATTTTTGGCAGTAACCTGAAATCCCAACTCACCCTTATCGTCGGCCCACAGGTTTTCATACTCATAAATATTATAAAGCCAGTCGATAAGATTGTTACCTATCGTGTTTCTTTCACAAACTATCGAAGCTATATTATATAGCGTGCCTTCGTTAAATAGTATTTTAGCGAAATCGTTAATGGCGGTGCGGTTAGAGTAAAACTCTGCCACTTGCTGCCCGTTGTACATATTGATTATATGGAAAGCTGAGTAGTCCCTGTCCCTACCCAAGGAAGTATCACACGAAATCAGGTACGAGTAATGGGGTTGAGGGTCCTGCCAAACGCGCATACGGTTGTTGTACTTGGTGTAGTATTTTTCACTAGTTTGTAACGAGATGTTTTTAAGAATCTCGCCCTCTACAAAGGTATCACCAGTTCCCAGGAAGCTACACTCATACTCTTGTAACCACTGCTTAGTAGGCATGTTGGCCTTAGTGATCTGTTCCCATTTGTGGATGTCCAGACCCTTCTCTGCCATTTCGGCATAAAGGTCCTCAAAGCCTTCTGTGAAGCTATACTCTGGATGCTCCTGCCAACGGATATCAATGGCATTAAATGAGTTTTCCCCTACAAGCGAATTTTGGTAAACTTCATGATACCAATTTCCAATGCCGTTAACAGTAGAAAGAACGAAAGCACGACCGCCTGTAGAGATAATTGGATAAACAGCAGCCCAAATAGTATCAATATTCTCAATGAACGCAGCCTCATCAATAATCAGAAATGATCCAGCAAGAGAACGACCTGACTGCTTCCCTGATGGCCTGGACTTAATAACAGAGTTTGTTTTAAGTTTTAGTGTGTGTTTGTTGTCTTCAACGATGCCTGGTTTTAGGAAATCAGGTAGCTCGTCATACATGAGCTTAATACGATCAAGAACCTCGGTAGACTCTGCATCACCCTTAGAGAGAATAACCACCGACTTGTGCTTTTGAAAGATAATCATCCACAGGCTGTAAGCAGCAGCGATAGTAGTACATCCAGCCTGTCTGAACTTACGAAGAATATTAAACCTGTTTCTTTGTAGCTCTTCAAGGATTCTTTCTTGGAATGAGTAGAGTTTGAAGGGAACTAGACCTCGAACAGGGTGAGTAACTTTGATATACCTGGATATAAAGTAAGAGGGGTCTTGAGAGCATTTCTTGAACTCTTCTAATAATTTTTTGTTTTCCATAAAAAAATACTTGGCTCTTGCATATAATAGTATATGTCAATACACGCTATTATATGTACTAGATCAGCAGATCAAGTTACTGCTACAACAAATAAGCTTTTGAACTTTTTGTCTGGCTGTGGTGTTAATGTAATCTTGATGTCTAAGGCCAAATCTATATTTAAAGCTTATAAAGGAGCTTTTGAGCGCATTAACCCAGATGACGATGATATCTGTATATTTTGTCATGACGACATCGAAATTCGAGAAATGTGCGCTAAATTTTTAGAAAAGCTCCAAAATCTATGCAATTTACCTGAGACTGGGTTTGTAGGGCCAGCAGGAACTACTTATTTATCTCCAAATGCAGTGTGGTGGGATCAAGATGTGTGGAAAGCAGGGCTACACAGAGGTAAAGTATCCCATATTGACCAAAATGGCAAGGAATATGTGACTGAATATGGTCCAGCAGACGATGTAGTGGCTCTAGACGGCTTATTTTTAGCAGCAAAAGCAAAAGTAGTGCGTGATATTGGCTTAGATAAGCCAGAATACTTCGAAGGTGAGTGGGATTTCTACGATATTCACTATACAACCACTGCTTTTGAAAAAGGATACACAAATAAAGTGATTGATATGGATATTTTACACAATTCTAGAGGAGAATTGGTAGGAAGAGACTCCTGGCACAAGAATAGACTCGCATTTATTGAGAATACACAGCTTCCTATCAAGATTCAACACTAAAAATTAACCAAAAATAAGGTTTTTAAACGCATAAAACATAAAAAAACTCCTTGGTACTGTTTTATACCAAGGAGTTTTTATTAAATTAAACAAATAATCAGTCGGATTTCTTTGTTCTACGCTTACGAGGCTTGACTACTTCTTCGACAACCTCTTCAACAACAGGCTCAACAACTTCTTCTACTACAGGAGCATCAGAAATTCCAAGTCTTGCTTTTAAGAGTCTAGCATGACCCGTGTTGGGTCTAAGTCGTGCAAGTCTAGCTTCGGCCTTTGCGCGGATTCTTTCTTTGTGGTCCATTTTCTACTCCTAATTGTTTTTTAGTTTCTTGGCTTGTAAACCAACGAACTTCTTTTTTAGTTTCCCCGAGCTTTTCAAAGTATTTAGGATCCTTGTTACGAAATCCTTTGTTCTTTCTGCGTGGCCTGGAGTGTTTAGTCATCCTAATTTAGAGGACTTTTTACGAACTTTTATCTTACTCTTCACATACCATGGGGACGCATGGCCTTGGCAGTATCTCTCCGCGCTTGGCGCGCAGCTCTATCGGATACACTCTGTCCGCCTAGATCTACCCTTTTCTTTTTTCGTTGTGCAGCTAATTTT